CAGCACCAGCACCAGCACCAGCACCAGCACCAGCACCAGCACCAGCACCAGCACCAGCACGCAAGAACTTGGGCATGACGCCTGAAGAGTTCCGCAAGGCATATAACAACATGGTGGGACAAGTTGATAAATCTTGGCGGGTGGCTGAGTTTGATGTGCAGCCGGGCGAAGTCAACGACGCGTTTAACGCCTCACTAGGCAAGGCCGTGCATATTGTTGGCGCCGTTGACAAAGCAAATGGCAAATTGCTTGACTTAATAATTGTTATTAGCGGCGGTCAAGCAGACGAAAACATGAAGGCGATAGTCGCCATGTTGAGTGCAGCTCAGGTGACAACCCAAGGAGCAAGCAAAGAGAAGATCTCCAATACCGTCACCAATTTAATGGGCAAGGCCATGGGCAGCTTGGACAAACAAGATGCAAAGGCAGAACAGGCCATCGTTGGCAACCGGAAATACACCTTTAATGCCTCTCGGATTACTGGCTTGATGTTCTCAATTTCCGATGCGGGTGACATTAAATAGCGCGATTTTTCTTTCTATCGCTTACCTCGCAAGCGCTAGCAGCTATCAATTTTCACTTGCTTCATCCCCTCCGTCCACACCCTCACTCTGTTGAGTCTCCAGCGTCAGCTGGCTGGTGTAGCCGCTGCTGCTCAGGCTGTGGCGCACGGCGGTGACCATCCATACGGTTTCATCTATCTGCTTTTTCCAGCCGCTGACGATCACGGGGCGCTGTGGCATGACATCCGCACGGCCATAGGCCAGGGTGATGTCAAAGGAGTAAATGCCGCGCTGGATGCGCAGCCATTCGGCACGGGCGGCGGCCAGGGCGTCGGCTTCGTTGGCAAAGGTCTGGCGCAAGGTCTTGGCCCTGCCGCTGATGCCCGCCACAACGCTGGCACGGGTGCCGCGCTTGATGTTGTTGTAGAAGGCCTTGACGCCGCTATATGAGTCCCGGTCAGAGCGTGCCCAGCGGTGCTGGTCGCCCGCGTCGCGCGTGATGGTGACGGGCGGCAGTTCCTTGCCGCTGGGCGTGCGGGCCTTGCGCGCTTGGCTAAAAAGCAGCGTGCCGTTTTTGATGTTGCACAGGCAGTCCATTTGCTTGCCCAGGCGGCGCAGAAACGAGGCATCGGACTCCTGCGCCTGATCGGCGTGGCCAATCTTGCGCGCGGCAATTTCCTTGTCGATGCTGACCTTGAGTTTGTTCTGTGCGCCGATGCTCTGCACGATGGTGCCCACGGTGGTCTTGTGCCAGCTGCGGTCTTTCAGGTCGCGCAGCTCATCCAGCAGGTTGGCAGCGCGGCCCCGCAGGGTGATGGTGTCAGGGGCGCCGCTGTATTCCACGGCCTGGATGGTGTAGCTACCCTTATCCACCAGCCCCAAGGGGAAGCCGCCCATTTCCTCCTGAGTGGGCGCGCGATAGGGTCCGGTGCCTCGGCTGAGCTGCCAGCCTATGGCCACGGTCATGGTGTCGCCGGTGTCGGGCAGCTCCACGGCGCCGTCATGGTCGCTGATAACGATTTCCACTTCATCGGCTTCGCCGTCGCGGTTGTCGGTGATGGTGAGGCTGACCAAGCGCGGGGCAAAGCGGGCAGAAACGTCCTGGCCCTTGACCGTCACGCGCCAGATGGGCGTGAGCTGCAGAAACAGGCGCTGCCCCTGGCCACCTGTGGATGTGGCGTAGGGCTGGCGGTGGCGGATGTCGTCAATATCACTCATGGTCAGCTCAGGCTTACGGCTTCGGACATTTCAAGGTCGCCCATTTCGTCGGAGTAGCCGGATTGGCCCTCATCGTCCTGGTCCACGCGGCGCAGGGTCAGCGTGAATTCGATCTTGCGGGCCGTGCCGTCCACCTCGAAATAGGTTTTTGTTTCCTGCATATCGGTGATGACAAAGGCGCCGTAGACGGTGCCACTGCCTTCGACCAGGGCGAATGCCAGGCCGGTGTTTCCCATAAGGCGCAGTTCATCCAGGCTTGCGCGCTTGCCCTTGAACTCGGGGACGATGCTGCCGCTCAGGGTAATGATGTCCTCGCCATAGCCCAGAAACTGCGATGTGTCGCGCCCGCCCACGATGCTTTGCGTGGGGTGCTTCCATGAGGTGCGGCGCTGCAGGTCCTGATATGAGAGGGTGTCCAGGCTGAAAACAAATAGGCCGAGGCAAAGCATAGTGGTCAGTTCCAATCGGTATAGCTGGCCTGCAGGCGGGCAGCCTTGGCACGGTCGCGCTGGTCAAGCTGACGCTGCACCTCGCGGGCCAGCTCCTGCAGATCCATGCCTGGGGCTCCATAGACCTGGATGGTGATGGTGTCGCCCTGAATGATCGGCGCCGGGCGCTGTGCAGCTGGGGCAGGCTGGGCCAGCACCGGGCGGCGGTCGATCTGTACGGGATCGGCCATGGCGGGCATGGCTGGCAGTTGCCGTTCTGGCATGGCCTGCACTTGCTGCATGACGGGTTGCAACTGCATGGCCTGGGCCGGTACGGTCGGCAGCTTCTGCAGTGTGGGCAGCAGCTGTTGCGCAGCGGGTGGCAGTGCCGGGGCCGCAGCGGTCTGCAGCTGCACGACCTGGGCGGGCACGGGCGGCAGCTTCTGCAGCATGGGCAGCAGCTGTTGCGCAGCGGGTGGCAGCGCCGGGGCCGCAGTAGTCTGCAGCTGCACGACCTGGGCAGGCACTGGCGGCAACGCTTGCAATGTGGGCAGCAGCGGCTGCGCAGCGGGCGGCAGCGCTGGTGCGGCAGTGGTTTGCAGCTGTACAACCTGGGCAGGCACGGGCGGCAACGCCTGCAGATCGGGCAGCAGTGGTTGCGCGGCGGATGGCATCGCCGGGGCCGCAGTGGTCTGCAATTGCACGGCCTGGGCAGGCAATGGCGGCAGCTTCTGTAGCATTGGCTGCAGCTCCTGCGCGGCGGGTGGCAACGCCGGGGCGGCAGCGGTCTGCAACTGCACGACCTGGGCGGGCATACCGACCTGCGGCACTGGCATTGCGGGCGCGGCCATGGTTGGAGCGGCCAGCGTGACCCCTGTTGCCATGGCCATGGCCGCAGCAGATTTGCGCACCATGCCCAAGGTGCGGTCAATACCAATGGCTGCACCTTCGCCTACGTTGACGCCCGCCGCCATGAAAACGCGGCTCGGGCTATGAATGCCCAGCTTTTCCTTGAACCAGCCAATAGCCGAATCTGCAGCACCGCCCACGGCATCGCGCACCATGGCCAGCTTGCTGGTGATGCCGTTGACCAGCCCCTGAATGATGTTGGCCCCGAACTCGCTGAATTTGGTGGGCAGCTCAAGGCCAAAGTAGCTCATGACGCCAGCAAAGGCCTGATAGAACAGACCCAGCGGACTCCAGTTGACGATGGCCGTGCTGATGGTTTGCAGTACCGCTGGGAAAGAGCCGCCCAGCTGCTGCCAGACCGTGCTGGCGGTGTTGACCATTGCGGCCCACATCTGGCCAAGCATGGATGCAATGCCACTCCACACAGCAGAGGCCGTGTCTTTGATGCCTTGCCACAAGCCAGAGAAGAAGCCCGGCAGGCCTGCCCAGATGGTCTGCGCCGTGCTGACTGAGCTGGACCACAGGCCGGAAAGGCTGGCTTTGATGGATGTCCAGGCCGCCGCGGCTTGAGTCTTGACGCTGCCCCAGACCCCGGAGAAGAAGCCAGAAATGGCGCTCCAGTTTTTATAGATCAGGTAGGCCGCGCCTGCGATGGCCGCAATGGCCAGCACAAACCAGCCCACAGGCGTGGTCAGGAGTGCCACGCCCAGCTTGACGATGACGCCCATGGTTGCACGCAAGGCCACCATGAGGCCAGAGAACAGGGCACCCGTGAGCTTGCTCACCACACCCGTCAGCGCACTGATGCCCGCCCCCAGCATGGGCACCTTGACGCCAAGCATGCCGATCAAAAAGCGCATCAGCATGAACTTGCCCGCGATCAGTGCCAGCGGTATGAGCAGCGCTCCCAGCACGACCATCAGACCGGCCAGCACCGCGACGGAGCGGGCGATACCTGCCGTCAATGCGGGGTGCTCCTTGATCCAGCCGCCCACGCTGCTGGTGATGTCGCCAACGGCCTTGATGATGTCCTTGGCATCGCCCTTGATGGTGTCGCCAATGTCTGCCATGACATTGGTAAAACCGCCCTGCGCGGCTTCCATGACATTGCTCAGTGTGCCCAGCTGCTCATTGACGCGCTGCTGCAGGCTGGCCTGGGCATCCATCTTGGCCACGGTTTCCTTGTAGCCTTCGTAGCCCTTGGCCATGAAATTGCGCAGCACCTGCAGATTTTGGGCGTCGGTGCCGAACAGCTCGGACAGCACCTCATTCTTGAGAATGTCGTTTTCACCCAGAGCCTTGAGCTTGTCCAGCTGAGCGAACAGGTTTTCGATGCCTGCAAACTTCCCCTGCTTGTCTGCAAAGTTCAGCTTGATGCCCCGCTTGGCCAGCATGTCGTTGGTCTTTTTGAGCTTCTTGCTGTCGAGTCCAGCGGCGAACACTTTGTCGATGGCGTTGCCAGCGCTGCCGCCGTCCGTCATGCCAGCCTGATTCATCATCACCAGCAAGGGGGAAAGCGTCTTGTAGGCTTCCTGCCCCTTTTGCCGAATCAAGGACATGGCTCCCGCCATCTTGGTGATGCCCGCCAGCTGGTAATTCTGGTCAGCCCCGAGGTAGGCATTCTTTTGCAGCACATCCATCAGGCCGAGCATTTCGCTCTCGGTGGCCTGGGTGGCGTCCTGCATCTTGGCAGCAAATGCAGCCGCCCCTGTGACGGGCATTTTCAGCTGCACGCCCAGCAAGGCAGCAGCCTCGCCCGTGCCGCCCAGGATGGCCTGCGCAGAGATGCCTTCCTTGCGCAGCACAGTCATCATCTCGATGAAGTCAGCCGTTGTGCCGGGCAGGCGGTCCCCCAGGCGCTTGGCCAGGGCATCGATCTGCGTGAACTCGGCCTGGACGCTGCCATCGGACTGCATCATGGCCGCCCGCAGCTGAGTCGATGCATCTTCCTGTTGAGAGAACGCGCCCAGCGTGGCCTGCACCGGCTTGGCCAGGGTGCGGCCCTCGGCCACCATGCCCACGCCCAGACCCACGGCCATGCCTGCGTGCATCATTGACTTGGCGTGATTGGCCTTGAGCGCAGCCAGCTTATCCTGCTGTGCCTTGAGTCCGGCCAGCGCCTGCTTTTGGCGCTCCATGGCGGCGGTGGCTGCCTCGATCTGGGTTTTCTGATTGCGCGATTGCTGGCCGAGCTTTTCAGTGCTGATGCCCGCGCGCTCCAGCCGCTGCTGGTAGCCCTGCAGTCGTTCCTTGCCGTTGTCGATCTTGCCGCTGAGCTGGGCAATGCCGGCCTCTGTGGTCTTGATCTGGGTGCGGTATTTGCTCAGCGTGGAGTTGGAGCGCTCATAGGCAGTCTGACTGCTGAGCAGCCGGATGCGGGCCATCTCCAGCTGGCGGCTGAATTCGGGGGTAGCGGTGGCGCCGTCCTGCAGCGCCTTGGTGAGCTTGCTGTGTGACTCGCGCGCGGTCTTGAGCGATGCGGCAATGTTCTTGTGCCGCTCGCGGTGCTCCACAAGGCTGGCATTGCTGCCGGCCAGCTTGGTTTGCAGGTCTTGCAGGTCGCGTTGCTGCCCGCGCAACTGCACGCGGGTCTTGCGCAGGCCGTCAATGTCTTGCTGGGCTTTTTCGAGGCCGCGCAACTGGTCGCGGGTGGCCTTGAGTGCGGCAGCGGCGTCCTTGCTGCCAGACTGAATGCCGCGCAGCGGTGCCAGGACTTTATCGCGCAGCTCCAGAATGAGCCGCAGGCGGGTGTCAGACATGGGCACCCCCTTGCGCCAGGGCGCGGAAGTGCAGGGGGGCGGCTAGTCTTTTTCGGCTAACAGGCGCTCGATTTCGCGGGCCTGGGCGCGGTGGTCCTCGGCGCTGGTGTGCGCCCAAAGGCCGGTGGCGGCCATGATGGGCGCCAGGGCAAAGCCCAGCACGACCAGGGCGGCCAGTGCAAACAGCGCAATGAGGAAGAGGTCGGCAAACATGGCCCATATATTACACACCCTGATGCTGGGCGCGAATGCGGGCACGTTCACGCCATTCCATGAGGTCGGCCAGCGTCATGTCTTCCATGTCAGCAGGCCGCCAGTGAAAGACCATGGCCATATCGGCCATGGCGTCCTCTACGCAGTCAGATATTCCGCGCGGATACTCTTGCGCACGAAAAAACCTGCCACCTTTGTGCCCAGCTCGGTGATGTCGGCAGGGTCGAGCTGGGCGATTTCGTGGGGCAGTAGGGTGGGGGTCGTGATGCGGGGCAGGATCATCTGCACGGCGCCGACATCGAGAGACAGCAGCTCGGTGAGCTTGACGCCACGCAGTTGGCCCGCCATTGGCTTGCGCAGGGTGATTTCCTTGACTTCGGTGTCGCCGCGCTTGATGGGGTAGTCCAGCGTGACAACTTCCACGCCTTCGACCACGGGGGCGGTGCTGGTGCTCAGGTTTTCGTTTTCGTTCATGGTGATGGGTTCTCAAATAAAGGGGAATGCAGGGCGCCGGGTCACATACCGATAGCGCGGCGAATTTTGGAAAGCACGTCCTGGCCATCGACGTTGAAGACCATGCCGGGCACGTCGATCTCAATCACATCGCGCCCGTCCACGGTCAGCTTGTAGTAGCTGACGCTGATGGTGTGGGTGTGCTCGGTGTCGTCGCCCGCCTTGGCATCGCCGGGGTCGATTTCGCGCACGCGGCCACTGACCAGGACTTCCACGGCGGTGACTACGGCAGTGCCATCGTCTTCATAGGCGCCCGCAAAGCGCCACTGATTGGCGTTGTGGGTCTTGCCGCCGAAAGCGCGGTATCCGTCCAGCAGAAAGCCGCCCGCCTTGAAAGACATCTCCAGCTTTTCGTGACCCAGATCCACTTCAATGGGGCCATGCATGCCGCCACCGCGCCATTCCTCGACCTTGCGCACGAGCTTGGGCAGCGTCACGCTGTCGATGAGTGCGCGCCAGACGTTGCCGTCGCCAAAAAGGTTGAAGTTCTTGAGTTTGTAAGGCAGTGACATTGATTGGTGCTCCTATGGCTTCAGGCTCAGGCCTGGATGGCAGCCGCGAATTCGGCCAGGAAATCGTCCGTGATGGATTGCTCAAAGATGAGGTTTTCCAGCGGCGGCACGGGCGTGTATCGGTAGCTGATGAGCAGGCGGCCCGCTGCGAGGTCTTCCTTGCTGTTGCGGTCCGGGTCAAAGAAGGCTTCTGCGCCGATCAGGTAGCCGCCGCCCACGAGGTCGCGGAAGCGGCTATTGATGTAGCCCAGCATGTCGCGCACCAAGCTGGGGTGCATGGGCTTGTCCACGAATGTGAAATGCGCATCTGCAATCGTGTCGGCCAGGACCTGGGCTGTGCGGGTGTAGTTTTCAAAAGAGAACTTGCCGCCCTTCTCTTCGCAGGTACGCGATCCCCAGAAGCGGTAGCCGCTGCGGCGGATGATGGTGGTGACTTCCAGGGCGTTGAGGTAGCCCGCATCGCTGGCCGGGTTCTGCAGGTCGAAGAACACGGGCACGGTGATGCCCTCGGGGCCGTTGATGACGGCATTGCTGATGTTCTTGTGCCAGCCCACTTCCTGGTCCAGCTTGGCACGCAGACCCAGGGCATAGGCGGGAGCTGCCAGGGTGACGGCAGCGCCTGTGCCCTCGGCGCCGCCTGTGCTGTCCCAGGCCATGAAGTTGGGCCACAGCACCATGACTTCACGCTGGCCGAATTCCTCGCGGTAGGTGGTGGCTTCTTCCTTGGTCTTGGCATAGCCGCCCGTGGCATCGCGTGCCGCCACATAGGTGAAGGCGCGTAGGGACTGCGCAGCGCTGGCCAGGGCGTTGGCCACGGCCTTGGTGTCCAGCTCGGGGGCGCCGATGATGCGGGGCTTCACGCCCAGCTCGGATTCCGCCGCCAGCAGTGCCTGGATGCCTGTGCGTTGGCCGGTGGCGGTCACGGTGCCGATGACGTTGGTGGTAGTGGCTGCAATGTCGGCACCTTCTTCCACACGCACCACGATGGTTAGGGCGCGCGATTGGCCGCTGATGGCCGTCAGCGCTTTGGCCAGGGTGCCACCCTTGCCAGCCTTGCCAATGCCGCCTGCCGGGTTGGTGAGCAGCACAGGGGTGTTGATGGGGAATGCGTCATCGTCGGCATCCGGGGCGGTGGCCACCAGACCAATGACGGCAGTGGAAACAACGCGGATAGCCGCGCCTGCGCCCGTAGTCTCGATGACACGGACGCCATGGTGATATTCAGTTGCAGCCATGTGGCTTCCTTTGAATGAGGGGATGGAAGGGGTGAGGGCGCTCAGGCGGCCGAGGCTGCAGGCGCGTCCTTGCCGGCCGTGCTATCCGACACTTCTGTGCTCGATTCGGCGTTGTCGGCTGCGGCGGTATCGGCGCCTTGGGTGTTGGCCTGGACTTGCACCTGGGCCTGCAGCTCGCCCAGCAGAGGGGCCACTTGCTTGTAAGGACGATCAGCCACGCAATCGAGAATGAAATGGGCGGCTTCTTGCGTGACGGTCAGCGTCACGATGTTGGGATTTGTCGTTTGAGACATGGGCTTTGCATAGGGGGTGGGTTGCTGGTCCCCTATGGTTGCGCCCGGTGCCCGAATGAGCCAGCGCGGCCCGTTGTGGCGGTGACTTGCACGTAACTGGCCCGCACCCTGGGCCTGATTTCGCTACACCGCCACGCCTACGGCGTGGGCAAACAGCTCATCCAGATCACTTTCCGAGAGCTGCAGCAGCTGAGCCATGGTCTGCATGGCCGGGCTGCCTCGCTCCCAGGTAGTCGCGCGTTGGTAGCCGATTTTTACGGTGTAGCGCTGTACCTCGTCGGGGATGTGAGCGATTGCCGCCAGCACATCGTCCTCGGTGATGCGCTTGATGGCGAAGAGTGCAACCAAACCCTGTGCAGGCGAGCAGCTTGTGGGTTCGGCAGGTTCTGCCGGCGCTTTGGGGAAACGCGGGTCATCTTTGATTTGCCATGCATCGCCAATTCGAATTGGGCGCTGCCCCGGCATGGCTACCGGTGGTGAGTCTTCATAGGCATTGCGTGGGATATGAAAGATTCCGGGCTCAAGCGGGCTTTCGTCTGCTTCAGTCAGTCCGAGAAACCATCCGTTTTCATCGCATTGGTAAACAATTTTCTTGTTCATGGCGCGGCTCATTGGTATTTGATGATGCCCATAAAGGCAATGTTGTCTGGGCGTGGGTGAAGGAAGTTGACGCCGTCACCGAACTTATCGGCTGTTAATTTGAATCGCGTAAAGCCGGGCTGGTTGCTCGCATATTCCATGTTTCCAATCGCATGGCCAGCCCCGGTCTCGAATGTTCCGACGAACTCACTGATTACGGAGCCTGCTTGAGTTGAGCCGATAGTCCGGCCCGCATCCTTGCCAACACCGTCCGCCCAGAATCTCAAAAAGTTGCTTCTCGTGTCTGGCAGATTGAAGGTTGTCGATCCATCTCCGGCCCCATACATAGTTCCAATCACTGCAAACAGCTTCGCGTATGTCGTACGACTGATAGCCGCTCCATTCATTTTTAGGTGATTGGCCGGAACTATTGACACAGGCCACAGCGCGACACTTCCTACGGGTGCGTGATCTGAGATGACTGCCGCCAAAGTGGCAGGAGTAATGCAGCGAGATCCATCAGTCCCGGTCTTTGCCTCAGCCACTGTTGCCAGCTCGCTGACGCCGCTGACGGTTTCCGTGGCGGCAGCAATTGCATGCGTGTGGCTGGTGGTGGTGACCGTGTTGGTGGTCGCGCCGTTCAATGTGCCGGGCGTGCCCATAGTGAGCGTGCGGTCTGCGGTTAGATTGCCGCCGCCCGTCAGGCCATTGCCCGCCACGATGTTGCGTGCTGCCAGGGCGCCGTCCGTGATGCCGTAGCCTGCCAAGGTGGTGGGCTTGCCGGTGATGCTGCCCCAGGCGGGGGTGACGGTGACGCTACCGGCAGCCGTCAGCCGCCCCTGGGCATCGACGGTGAAGGTGGGCGCCACCGTGGCGCTGCCGTAGCTGCCCGCCGTCACTGCCGTGTTGGCCAGGGCAATGGTTCGGTTTGCGGTCAGATTGCCGCCGCCCGTCAGGCCTGTGCCTGCCGTGATGGTGCGAGCGGCAAGAGCCGCATCCGTGATTCCGTAGCCCGCCAAGGTGGTGGGCTTGCCGGTGACACTGCCCCAGGCCGGGGTGACGGTCACGGTGCCAGCAGCCGTCAGCCGCCCCTGGGCATCGACGGTGAAGGTGGGCGCCGCTGTGGCGCTGCCGTAGCTGCCCGCCGCCACCGTCGTGTTGGCAAGCGCAATGGTGCGATTGGCCGAGAGGTCGCCGCCGCCCGTGAGGCCCGTGCCTGCGGTGATGGTGCGCTCGTCCGTCAGGCTCTTGCGCCATGCACTCCAGCCGGTGTTGTAGCGCGAGCGGGTCCATTGGTCGCCATTGTTGTAGTGGGTATAGGTCTGGGTGCTGATGGATGCACCGTCCCCGATGACCAGCAGCGTGCCAGCGGCAGCCACCGGGTAATTGGTGCCGCCCGTGGCGTTGGCATTGGTGCTTTGCGTGTAGATGCCTCGAGCCGTCACCGTATTGAGGTCCACGCCGTTGCCCAGCGCCGATGCCATGGTGACGAAAGCGCCGTCGCCCAGGTCTGCCACGTTCAGGCTGACCAGATGGGTGTGGCTGGTAGCCGTGGCTGCATTGGTGGTGGCACCTGTCAGCGTGCTGGGGGTCCCCAGGGTCAGCGTGCGGTCTGCCGTGAGGTTGCCGCCGCCCGTCAAACCATTGCCCGCCACGATGTTGCGCGCAGCCAGGGCGCCGTCCGTGATGCCGTAGCCCGCCAGCGTGGTGGGCTTGCCGGTGACGCTGCCCCAGGCCGGGGTGACGGTCACGGTGCCAGCCGCCGTCAGCCGCCCCTGCGCATCGACGGTGAAGGTGGGCGCATCCGTGGCGCTGCCATAGCCGCCCGCCGTCACTGCCGTGTTGGCCAGGGCAATGGTGCGGTTTGCGGTCAGATTGCCGCCGCCCGTGAGGCCTGTGCCCGCCGTGATGGTGCGAGCGGCTAGAGCCGCATCCGTGATGCCGTAGCCCGCTAGCGTGGTGGGCTTGCCGGTGACGCTGCCCCAGGCCGGGGTGACGGTGACGCTACCAGCTGCCGTCAGCCGCCCCTGGGCATCGACGGTGAAGGTGGGCGCCGCCGTGGCGCTGCCGTAGCTGCCCGCCGTCACTGCGGTGTTGGCCAGCGTAATGGTGCGATTGATCGAGAGGTCGCCGCCGCCCGTGAGGCCTGTGCCTGCTGTGATGGTGCGAGCAGCCAGTGCCGCGTCCGTGATTCCGTAGCCCGCCAGGGTGGTGGGTTTGCCTGTGACATCGGCCCAGCCTGGGGTGACGGTGGCGCTACCGGCCTCCGCCAAGCGGCCCTGAGCATCGACCGTGAAGGTGGGCACCGTCGTGGCGCTGCCATAGCTGCCCGCCGTCACTGTGGTGTTGGCCAAGGCGATGGTGCGGTTTGCGGTGAGGTTTCCGCCACCCGTCAGGCCCGTGCCTGCTGTGATGGTGCGAGCGGCCAGAGCTGCGTCCGTGATGCCGTAGCCTGCCAGAGTTGTTGGCTTGCCGGTGACGCTGCCCCAGGCCGGGGTGACGGTGGCGCTACCTGCCGCCGTCAGCCGCCCCTGGGCATCGACGGTGAAAGTGGGAGTCTCCGTGGCGCTGCCGTAGCTGCCTGCAGTCACTGCCGTGTTGGCCAGGGTGATGGTGCGATTGGCGGCAAGGCTGCCACCGCCCGTAAGGCCCACGCCTGCCGTGATGACCGTGGCAGCCAAGGCCCGCGCATTGAACAGCGTCTTGACGCTGGCCGCCGTGAGTGCCCGCACGGCATCTGTCAGCCCATTGGCTTCGGTTTCGGTGGCCAGCTCCACCACGCCCTGGCGGTCAGTGGTCGCCGGTGGGTTGATGAAATTGGTTTCCCCAAACTGCAGCGTGCTGATGTTCACGGAGCCATCCAGCACGCGCAGATCCGTGGACAGCAGGAAGATGGACGCGGCCGACTTTTCCAGAATCACAGCGGCTTGGCTGTAGGTGCCCAGCAGCACGCCGTTATCGAGGTACAGGCCCAGGCCGCGCACGGTATAGGTCTGGTTGCCATCGTCGCGGATGGTGACGTGTATGGTGTCTTTTGCCACCACATCCCCGGCGATGGTGGTGATGCGCTTGATTTCGTTGGGGATGGTGGTCAATGCCTCGGTGGGCGTGAAGGCAGTGGCGGTCACGCCGACGCTGACCAAGGTGCGCGCCAAGGTCCCATTCTGGGCGGCGTTCACTAGCGCCTGCCGCCCTGCAGTGGTGAGTTTGAAGATGATGGCCATAGGGTGCGGTTACGGTTGCCTTGAGGTCAGCCCACATCCATGTCAAGCCGCGTGTACGCCACGGGCCTGCCCACGCATGCGAGCTGGATGGATGCTTGGGCGTTGAGCCCCTGGATGAAGGTGAAATGGGAGCGCAGCGGCTTGACGCGCGAGACTTCGGCCATTACGTCCTGCACGAATGCGGCGCTGGCCTGCTCGCCGTCCTGGCCGGTCATGGTGAAAACCAGCTCAAAAGTGTGCGGCGTTCCTTTGGGGGCGGTCTGCCACCACTCGCGGATGCTGATGGCGCCGCCGAAGCTGGCCACGGTGTCGCGCACGCTCTTGAGGGTGCCGCGCTGCCGCTGGACCTGAATGGCATTACGCACCAGCGCCCGCTTGATGGCCTCGGGCCATTCGCTGCGCCAAGCCTCTACACCCATGGCCCAGGCGAGCCAGGGCAGAAATTCCAGCGGGCAGGTGTCGGGGTTCCACAGCGCGCGGTGCGGCTGGTCGATAGCGTCAAAGTGCTTGACCATGACCGACTCGGCGGCCCGGTCCAGCGGCGTGGCATTGGGTGGAAGCAGTGAATCAGCCAACGATGCCCCCGTGTGTCACGTTGATGGCGGTACACCAGCTGGCCTGGGTTTCACCCACGGCAACATCGGCTGCAGGGCTGGTCAGCTCTACCCGGTCCACGCCCTCGATGTGCAGGGCGGCATAGATGCCGGACAGGGTAGGGCGCCGCCCGATGCGGTGCATGGATTCGGCATAGGCTGCAATGCGCTGCTGTGCAGTGGTCAGGACGCTGGACGAATCCGGCCCCGGCAAGGTGTAAATCTTGCCGGTGATCTGGTAATTGACGATGCCTGCAGCCTGGACGATCACCTCATCCGTGAGCGGGCGGATGTCATCGGCATTGACAGCGGCTGCCACGGTATCGAGCAGCGCTTGGCTTGGCACGCCGTTGCCCACTCGCGAAAGCACGGAAACCACGACACGGCCCGGCGTAGGGCTGGTGGCTGCCGCGTCCAGGACTTGGCCGTCTGCGGTCTTGGCATGGAAGACATAGGCACCCACGGGACCGGCCACACTGTAGCCGCGCGGTGCCAGCTGGATGCGGGCGCGGAATGTGTCATCGTCTTCCAGCTCCGCCGCAATGGGGGGGATAGCTGCCGGATTGGCCGGGGTGATGACCAAGCGCACGACGCCAAAGAAGGCGCCGAGCTGGTCAAGGTCGCTGCCACCAGCATAAGCCAGCATGACGGCGTGGGCGCTGTCGTTGCGGTCGCTGCGCTCGACAACCAGCAGATACGCCAAGCGCTCCAGCCACTTGGTCAGCGGCTCGGACTCCAGGGCCAGGGTGTCGGTGACATCTGGGCGCAGGTCTGCAGGCATGGCCGCCACTAGGTCGGCCTTGAGGGCGGACAGGATGGCTTCAAACTCCGGCACCACGACCACATCGGGCGCCGGCAGCTTGCTCATATCAATGATCTGGGCATTGCTCATGTGCCTGCTCCCGGCTGAATGCTGATGTTCTGGCGGCGCGTGGATGCCTGCCCTCGGTCTTTGCGTTCGATCTGCATCACGGCACGGCCACTGGCATCAAAAGCCAGCGCAGCACGGGTCAGGCGGGTGCGTGGCTCATGTTTCATGATGGCCTGAGCAGTGGCCGCCTGCAGCCGCAGGATATTGGCGTCTGTCATAGGCTGGTCGATGAGTTGAGGGATGAAACTGCCGTATCCCCGGCGCATGAGGCGCGATCCGATGGGGGTGGTCAGAATGTCCGTAATGGACTGACTGATGTGGGCCGAATAGTCCAGGCGGCGGCCCGTTTTGACGTTCATCATGCGTAGCCTCCACCGGGTTGGCTGGTTCTTCCATTGCCGTTTTGGACGTTGCCGTGGTCGTGGCCGGTCAGGCTGATGCCGTTTGCAATTACGTCTTGAGTTGTGCGCAGCGTGCCCTGGATTTCCGCCGCGCCGTTGGCACCTTCTGCCGTCCCACTGCCACGCATGCCACCCTGGTAAGTCAAAGAGCCTTTGACGAGACAGTGGCCTGTCATCGTTACCTGGGGGCTGTCGATGGTGACGCTCCCCGGCGCCACCAGCTTTGCCGTGCCACCGCCCGGCAGCGTGGCCACGAGAGCATGGGCCGCGTGGTCGTACTCGATCACGGCGCCGTCCGGGTATTTGGTGATGGTTTTATTGGGGTCGCTGCTGGGTGCTGGCTTGCCGGTGCTGTTGAGTCCGACGATGACCACGGCTGCGCCCAGGTCGCCGCTGGGGGATAGCACGGTGGCCTGTTCGCCTACGGTGGGCGGGTTCCATGTGGTGGTGCCGCCTGCGCGGGCTTCGTGGTAAGGGCGCCAGTCGGTGACCAATTCGCCCAGCGATACGCGCACCAGCGCGGGCTTGCCTGGGCCGCCATGGTCCACGGCCTGGATGGTCCCCACGCGGATCATGTTGTGTAGCAGGCGCAGGATTTCGCCTATTGCGAGGGCCGGTTCTGAGTTCATGCGCCGACTGTGCCGGGCAGCACGCGGGCGCGCGAGCGGTGGCCGTTGTGGCGGCGATGAGTACGCAAACGGGGTTGCGGCCATATCCATAGAATTGAGCTGATGGGGCAGGCCGGAAAGGGCCAGCCGCAAGGCGCAACCCCTGGCGTTACCCCAGGGCCGATGTCCTGCCCCATCCATTCACCAGCCCATGCCCCGGCTTCATCCTTTGGTCGCGCGCTCCATCAGGATGTCTTCGATTCCCTTGATTTCTTCCTGCGTGTAGCCCAGCAGCTCGCGGCTCGCATACTTCACCACGGGGCTGCTGCGGTCGCGGCGGTCCACCTTGTCGCGCAGGCCATAGTGATGGACGCGGGCCACGTAAGACACACGGGGATTGAATTCCACGCTTGCAGCGTCAGCCGTGGCTTTGCGTTGCAGGTTGCGAGCCTTGCGCAGCCCCATGAACATTTGCCCACGAATGGCGCCCTGGCGCTTGGCCAGCTGTTCACGCGGGCGCCGTGGCTCATAGGGCGAGCCGTCCGGGTTGCGCTGGTCAGCGATGCGCTGGGCCTGGCTCTTGCGCAGGTAGTTGGCCACCTCCAGCATGGCCGCCTTGCGGCCCGCTGGCTCCATGCGCTGCAGCAGTGGCGTGGCCCACTGCGCGAGCTGTTCCAGGGCATCGGCCATTATTCAATCCCTTGGGTCTGGTGCCACTCTGCGCCGATCTTGTCGCCCAGGTAGAGGCTGTAGTCGCCGGTTGCATAGGGCTTGGGACTGTAGATTTCGCCCTTGTGCTCTGCGGTTAGGCGCTGGCGGCCCTGTGCGTCCTGGTCTTCCTTGACGATGACAGCCTCGGTCAAGTCCACCTCGATCACAAGGTCCACCTTGTCGTTGGCCAGGACTTCCACATCAAAGCGCAGCCCCTTGGCCGCCTTGTCCTTGTTCTGCAGCAGATCGGGCTGATAGGTATTGAGCCACGCCAGCATGGGGATGGCGAACAGGTCCAGGCTGCCCGCATAGTCCAGCACGATGAGGCGCACGGTGAAACGGTATTCAAAGGAAAGCGTTTCGCCGCTGCGCGCCACGATGTTGCCGGACTCCACAAACATCTTGAGCCGCTGCGGGTCGGTCTGCAGCTCAGGGATGGCACCGGCAATGAAGTTGCGCAGGGATTGCGGTTTTTTCATGGCTGCCCTCCGTTGGCTTGGCGCATTACTTTGTTGTATCCGTCGATGCAGGTATTGAGGTCGCGGATTGCGTTGTCGCCGTCATCGGTGACGCGGACAAGAGCCGCAGCATCCTCTGGGTCAATGTCGGCTCTCGCTTGGACAGGCCCAGCGGTGGCACTGTGATTGCCTCCGGTCTGGGTGGTGGTGCGGATTGACAGGCGCAGAGCGCCGCTGCGCAGGTCAGCGTCAAGGCGTTCAAAGGCTTTTTGAGCATTGGCTTTGTCCAGTTGGTTGCGGTCCAGAAGCTGGCCGAGCTGCCCGGCCAGTTGGCCGCTGCGCTCGATGGAGAACTCCAGGCGCTGGACAGCGGCGGCGCTGTGCTGGGCCTGGGCTTTTTGCATGCCCCGTTCTTCCGCGCGCTGGTCCACGGCGTAGAGCAGGAGCAGCAGGGCGATGGGGACGGCCAGCCGGGTGAGGGCGGCGATGATGTTGGCGGGCGTCATGCTGGCAGGAATGGTTTGCCGCCCAGGAATTCCCCCAGGGCGCGATTGAGCTGCCATCCGTATTGAAAGGCCTCATCCTTGGGCCGGCGCTCGGCCAGCTCCTGCAGGTACACGGACTGACGGGCAACGACCATGCCAAAGAGCACGCCACCGCCTTCACGCCCGCGCTTTTTCAGGAAGGCACGCAGGGCCGCCAGGGTGATGGTGCCGATTCGGCCATCATCTTCCAGGTCGTCATAGTCGGCCTGCTGGCGGTTGAGCACATTCAGCGCCCGCTGCAACTGAGCTGCGGCAGTCTTTTGACCGGCCAGGACGCCGAAGTCCAGCAGGCATTCCGCAAGCGCCGGGTAAACCTCATCGACCAGATGAAACTTAGGCTCGACCCAATAGCGGCGCAGGTAGATGGTTTGCGCCGTATCGTGAGGCAGGTCACGCATAGGGCCGGTGTAGCCATAGGCGCGAGCTGTGGCCACGGTGATGCCGAATTTGGTTTCGCCGCCCGAGTCCTTGGGGTCGTTGACGTAGCCGCCCTCGCGCTCGATTAATTCATTGATGTAGGTAACGGCGCTCATTCCGTACCTCCCTTGCGAGCTGCAGCGCCGTGGCCTGCAATGTCTTCGCGCAGCTGGTCTGCCATTTCGGTGATGGTCTGGCCTTCGCTGCGCTTGAGCCAGAGGAAGACGCCCGCCACGATCCATGGGCCAGGGATGGAGCAGACCACCAGCACGCAGAAGGTGATGATGAAAAAGCCCGCAATGGACGGCACGGCGGCCATGGTGGCGAGTCGCATCCCAGCCTCAAAGACCCCCGGCCAGTGCTGCATGAGCAGCACCAGCGCAGGCACGCCCAGCAAAAAGCCGCTGACCAAGCAGGCCAGGACGCGGTTGAGCAGGTCGCCGCGCGGGTCGGTACTGCGAAGTGGCACGAAACGCAGGCCCAGCCAGAAGGCAATCAGGCTGGCAATGACCGGCAGGGAGAAGAGAGCGAGCTTGTAGCCAGCAAAGGTGCCTACGGCAGAGGTGGGTTCAGACATGGCAATGAATTGGTGGTGTGAATCGGGTGTCAGTCCCACAGGGAAACGGTTTTCGGTGCGGTGGGGGCGGTAGGGGGATCGGGCAGGATGACCCGCCGACCCAGAGGCAGAACGGGGCCAAGCGCGGCAAGGCCTGGGTTCAATGCATAGGTGGCTTCTGTCACCCCTGCAGTGGTGCCCAGGTGGCGCAGACAAAGCATGTCCACGGTGTCTCCCTGCTGCGCCTGGACGGTGATGGACATGGCTAGATCAGCTCCGATTCCATGCGGGCCACGCCCAGGATGTCGCGCACAGCGCTTAGTGCATCCGCGCGGTAATCGCTGTCCTGCAGCTCGCGCCGCGCGTCACCGGGCTTGGTGCGGCCCGTGGCGTCTGCGCCGGCGTAGCGCTCGATCAGGTCGGCCTTGGTGTAGGCATAGACAGCACGCTCAAAGCACAGCACTTTGACGCTTGTGCCATTGATGGCAATGGCCGGGACAGAGGAAAGCGCAGCGAACCCGGCAGCGGTCTGGGTGGCTGCCCATTCGCTCAGATCCTTTATGACGCTGGCCAGGGCGTTGGCGGCGGCATGGGTGAGGCGTGCGGCAGTGACAGAGCCGTCCACGTCCACGCTGTCGCGCAGCTTGGCAAGGTCAATGTGAGGCCAGAAGCTGCCAGCGTCCAGCACGCCGGTAATGGGCGGCTTTCCGGGCGGGTCAGTCACGATGATGGGCGGCGCATTGGCAATCATGTTCATGGTGCTTCACTGGTTGGGGCCATCGTGGTGGGCGGTGGTCGCAGGGCGTTGCGAGAGGCCGAAGCCTTCGCGCTGCCCTGCGAGCCGCCCGGCACGGGGGCCATGCTCGGTGGGTTACCGCTTGCCCTTGGCTGCGGTCTTGACGGGTGCAGGCCGCTTGCGCTGCGCTGTGGCGGCTGCCGGCGCAGGTGCAGGCGCAGGCGTGGGCGCTTCTGTAGCGTCCGCTGTGGCGGCCTTTTCGGCTGGTGCCGCCAGGGCGCGCAGCTTGCGCTCGATGCGTTCCATGTCCTTTTTGACTCCGCTTTGCGCGTCCAGCTGCAGAGCCTGGGCCAGCAGCGCCTGGACACCGCCCAGGGTTTCCTGGGGGATGTCATCAAGCTGCAGGTCTTCGCCGGTCTGGACCTTGCCTAGCATGGCGTAAGCGGTGGCCTTGTAGAGCTTGGCGCGGGCTTGGTCTGGGGCGTCCATGCTTTGGGTGATGCCGTCCACGGCGGTCAGGTGCTCAGCCGGGTGGGTTTCGTCCGGCACCATGCCGCTGTGGTCTGGCTTGATGGGGTTCCACTGGCCGCCCAGGTAGGCGCCCGCGAATTCATCCATTAGCAGGGCTGCGGTGCTGCGGTGGTATTGGTCAGGCAGGGGCAAGTTGTGCTGCACGGCATAGGCGGCCATGCGCAATGCCAGGCCGTAAGCCCCGGCGTCAATGGCCCAGACCATGGTGGTGGTGAAAACAAAATCCTTTGCGCCCTGGCCGTTGGCCAATGCGCCCTCGATCCAGGGCAGGTAATCCGGCAGCATGGCGGCCTTGGCCTTGCGCTTGAGCTGCACCGATTCCATGTTTTTGAGCGTGCGCTTGTCGGTGGCCAGCTTGGCCATCATCAGCTCGTATTCGCTGCCCTGGACCTCGATGCCGAACGGACTTTCGGCCTGGGCCTTCGCAGCCAGCACGCGGGCGCGGTGACGCTGTGCGGGGGTGAGTTGCATGATGCGTTTTCCGGTAGTTGCGGAGAGAGGCCGCCGCCTGATGCGGACGGACGGCGGCCCGGCTGGGCTTAGGCCTCGACGATTTCGATGTTTTCGACTACGGCGGCTTGGCCAACGTCTTCCACCACGTAGGCGTCATTGCTGGACTGGTAATCCTCCACGCGGTTGCGCTTGGGGTTCTCCACGATGTAGCGGCGACGGCCACCGCGCTGCCAGTACACAGAGAGGTTGTCCAGCGTGGTGATGAACAGGCCGTTTTCAGGGAAGAACGGCACTTGCACGGCCTGCAGGCCGCCCACACGCTTCTGGCTGATGATGATGTCCGCCGCCAGGGTTTCGCTGGGTGCCTGGGTGGTGTTGACCAGCGGGAAATACTTGTCGTGCAGCAGCTTGGCACCCAGGATGCAGACAAGGTTGGGGTTGTTGCGGTGCCAGGGGTCCAGCAACTGGCGGGCATCAAAGACCGCGGCGTCCAGATTCTTGAAGTCGCCAGTAGGGCCGACGACCACTTTTCCCGCCACCTTGCCCTCGTGCATGACGCGCTCGGACGCTTCTTCACGCATCTTCTGCAGCCAGCCCTTGTTCACATCCTGCAGCAAGGGGTTGGCCGCAATGTCGGTGTCTGGCGCGACGGCCACACCGTTGAAGCCGATGCACATGCGGTCCAGTGCTTGACGCTGGGCCAGCATGCGTGCAACACGGACCTGGAAGTCAGGGAACTTCGCCCAAGAGTCGATCTTGGCGTATCCCAGATGCGAGTCATAGTTGGTTTGCTGGCACTGGTAGCCGCGTGCGCCGATGTCGGTCAGGTCGCGCGTCTGGCGGTCCTTGTTGGCGGTGTTGGTGCGGCTGGCAATGGGGCCGGACAGGGACAGGCCGAGCTTTTCACCCTGCAGCTCGTCCACGGCAATGATGTTGATTTTTGTCAGAAAGGCACTGGACTCCTGTACCGCATCTTCCAGCTTCTGCTGGATGCTGGGAGCGACGGCAAAGGCTTTGTCTGTGTCGGAGACATTGACGCCGTTGAGTTGGGCCACGCGGGCGATGTATTGGTTATAGCTTTGGCGGCTGTCGTTACGCATGAAAGGTTCCTTGAAGTGGGACGGAATGGGGCGGGGTGGCTTAGTAGTCGGCTTGTTGCTGGCCGTTGCCACCGCTGGCCACAGGACGGCGGTTGGGGGCTTCCGTGTTGTCCAGCTTGGCGAACTGCTGCTTGAGCTGGTCGATGTCCGCGCTCATGGCTTGCAGCGATTGGTCGGTCTTGGCCTGGGTGGCTTGTGCGGCCTGGACATGCTTGGAGAAGTTGTCGCCCAGCTGGCCAAAGCCCTCAGCCACAGCTGCAAAACGGGCGTCATCGGTGACTTCCTTGCCGGTGAACTTGGCCACGGCGGCGGTAATGCTGGCCTTGAAGCTGGCCACGATGCCGGCGCTTTCGTCTTCCAGCTCCAGAGCCAGAGGCTCGGCCACGGAAAACACATCGTCGGGTTGTTCCTTGCGCTGCTTGAAGGGGTTGGCGTTCGGGTTCTTCGCGGCGAACTCCAGCATTTCGGTGCCCAGGCTGGCGGGGTTGTCGGTGACGGCCAGACCGACGAGATAGGCCTCGCCGGTATCGGCAAAGCTGGGTCGCACCTCGATAGAGGTGTAGAGCTTCTGGCGGCGCTTGTTGAGCTCGACCAGTTCATCGGTGGCATCGATCTGGGCGAGCAGAGCCAGCTTTTTCTGGCCGCCGATGTCCACCTCTTCGGTCTTGACGGCCAGCACATCGCCATAGGCGCGGAAGTCGCTGTTAGGGCCATAGCCACGGATGTGCTCCATATTGACGCGGGCGCCGTACACCTTGGGGTTGTAGTGCTTGGCGATCTGCAGCAGCCAGTCGCGGTCAATGGTGCGACCGTCAGAGGTGGCGCCTTCGACGGCGACGCGGAAGAAGCGGGATTTCTTGGACATGAGTGGATGAGCCTCGCTGATGGGTTTGCCGGTGTCCGGCGGTGGGTTCGCTGTGAGTTCTCATGGTGTCCGCCCGGTTTCACGGCGTCACGCTGGTGTCGTTGTGGCGGCGCGGTGGACGTATGCGAGAGGTGGTTTCGTTCGCGTCCGCGCGGAAAACTGCCCGGCATGGCACGAAAGAAACCCACAGGGGACGATGGCTCCCCGTTTGCAGCAGGAGAAGCAGGCATTACCGAAGGGCAGCAGGCCGCCGACTTTGGCGCCCTGGTGTTGGCGCAGGCGCATGAGCAAGGCGTAGCACTGCAGGCGGCTGTGGCCGCCAATAGTTCGCAGCCCAAACAGGTGGCGCGGTATCTGTACTGGCAGGGCTGGCGGGCTAAGCTGATAGCGGAAAAGCTGGGCGTTCCAGCCACCACGCTTTACGGCTGGCGCGATGCGGAAGAGTGGGACAAGTTCAAGCCCCTTGATCGCGTGAATGGGGCGCTTGAGTTGCGCATGGTGCAGCTCATCATGAAGGACGCCAAGACTGGCTCTGACTTCAAGGAAATTGACCTGCTGGGCCGCCAGCTGGAGCGCACCGCCCGAGTGGAGCGCTACCAAGAAACAGGCAAGGAGGGTGATCTAAACCCCGCCATTGCCCGCCGCAATGCTGCACCCAAGCGCAAGGCCAAGCGCAACGAGTTCACGGAAGAACAGACAGAGCAACTGCTCGAGATATTCCACGCGGGAAATTTTGGGTATCAAAACCGATGGTTTGAGGCCCAGAAGGAGCGCACCCGCATTCTGCTCAAGTCGCGCCAGATCGGTGCAACCTTCTACTTTGCCCGAGAGGCCTTGATTCGTGCGGTAACAGAAGGGCGCAATCAGATTTTTCTGTCCGCATCCAAGGCTCAGGCGCACCAGTTCAAGAATTACATGGTGGCGTTTGCCAATGAAGTGGGGGTGGACCTGGGCGGCGATCCCATGGTGCTGTGGAATGGCGCCGAGCTGCATTTTTTGGGCACGAATGCCAAGACGGCCCAAGGCCGCAGCGGCGATTTCTATTTTGATGAGTTCTTCTGGACAAGCAATTTCAAGGAACTCAACAAGGTGGCCAGCGCGATGGCCACGCATAAGCATTGGCGCAAGACGTATTTCAGCACCCCGTCTGCAAAAAGCCATGAGGCTTACCCGTTCTGGACCGGCGAAGACCGCAACCGTGGCCGCGCCCATGAAAAGCATGTGCAGATTGACCTGAGCCACAAGGCGCTGGCCAACGGCCTGCGCTGTGCAGATGGTCGATTCCGTCACATCGTCACGATTGATGACGCCTTGCGCCTAGGCTGCAATCTGTTCGATCTGGCCGAGCTGCTGGCTGAGTACCCGGACGACGAATTTGCCAATCTATTCCGCTGCGAATTCATCGACGATAGCAATTCACAGTTCACGCTGCAGATGATGCAGGCGTGCATGGTGGATTCGTGGGAGGCCTGGGCCGACGACTTCAAACCTCTTGCCGCGCGCCCATTTGCATGGCAGCCGGTCTGGGTTGGCTATGACCCCTCATTTACTGGCGACACGGCGGCCCTGGTGGTGATTGCTCCGCCCAAGGTGCCGGGCGGCAAGTTCCGCCTGCTGCATCGCCAACAGTTCCGGGGCGCCGACTTTGAGGCTCAGGCCGAGTACATCCGCAGCATCACCCAGCAGTACAACGTGACGTTCATGGGTATCGACACCACGGGCTTGGGCCAGGGTGTCTATCAAAACGTCATCAAGTTTTACCCGCAGGCGCGTGCCTATCACTACGACTTGGCGCTCAAGGCGCGGCTGGTGCTCAAGGCAAAGCAAGTCATCAGCAAGGGCCGTCTGGAAATGGACGCCGATTGCACCGATGTGGCCGCCGCTTTCATGGCCATCAAAAAGGTGCTGACACCCAGCCAGCGCCATGTGACCTATCAATCTGGCCGGTCTGATGACATTGGCCACGCGGATCTGGCCTGGGCGGTCATGCACGCATTGGATAACGAATCACTCGCCGGGGATGTCCACGGCGGCAACTCATCAGTGGAATTTTCAGAATGAAGAAGAATCACGCTCACACGGCCCAGGCCCGCACCACATCCAGCACGCAACCCGAGGGCCAGCAGATCGAGGTTTTCACCTTTGGTGAGCCCGAGCCAGTCAGCCGCCTGCAGCTGCTGGACTATGTAGAGGCAATGTTTAACGGGCGCTGGTATGAGCCGCCTTATCCGCTGGAAGGGCTGGCCGGCGCTTTTCGGGCATCGCCGCACCACAGCTCTGCCATCTACCTGAAACGCAATCTGCTGACGGCCCGCTTTATTCCGCATCCGATGATGTCGCGCGAAACCTTCAAAGCATGGTCCACGGACTTCCTTGTCTTTGGCAATGGCTACCTCGAAGCCCGCCGCGCATTGTCTGGCCGCACTATGCGCTATGAGCATTCGCTGAGCCGGTACATGCGCCGAGGCCAGGAGCAGCGCTATTTCTACGTGCCCAACTGGCGCGAAGAACATGAGTTTGTGCTTGGCTCTGTCTTCCATCTGCGCGAGCCGGACATCAATCAGGAGCTGTACGGCCTGCCCGAGTATCTGAGCGCGCTGCAGTCTGCGTTGCTCAATGAGTCGGCCACGATCTTCCGGCGCCGCTATTACGAGAACGGCAGCCATGCCGGTTTCATCATGTACCTGAGCGATAGCTCTGTGAGCAATGGTGATGTGGAGAAGCTGCGCGAGCAGTTGCGCAAGTCCAAGGGGCCGGGCAACTTCCGCAACCTGTTTGTGCATGCCCCAGGCGGCAAGTCGGACGGGCTCAAGCTGATTCCAGTCAGTGAGATTGCAGCCAAGGATGATTTCAGCGCCATCAAGAATGCCAGCAAGGAAGATGTGCTGGCAGCGCATCGCGTGCCGCCTGGGCTGCTGGGCATCATTCCGAGCAACGCGGGCGGCTTCGGCAAGGCCGGTGAAACGCTGGACGTTTTCATCAGTAACGAGATTGTCCCGCTGCAGGGACTGTTTGAATCCTTCAACGAGTGGGCAGGGGCGGAGGTGGTGAGATTCCAGCCGCACCAGCCTGTGGCCAGCGCCGAGTAGGGCGCTCAAGTCTAAAAACGATCAGGGCGCGCTATGCGCCCTTTTTTGCACCCACCCTTCGTCCGGCCTGGACTTTCCATTTTCTCGCCCCACAGCCCCGTCCTGCCCCTTTCCTGGCCTATTGGCGTCCGATGCCGCCCCCTTGGGCCGAGGCCAAACACCGCCCCTCAACCCCGTGGCGCGCCATGACGCCCCCACCGCGCCCGCCCGCTTCGTGGGTCGCAAATTACGAGCCGGTCGGCTGCCCGGAAATGAAGCCAGCATTAGCGCTCTGCGTAATTTAGGCGCTGCTTTTAATTACGGGAAATTACGAGAAAGTTATGCCGCCACCACTGCGCTGGCGCGCATTGCTTCCCTGTATGCAGGATTCGCCAGCATTCGGCCTGATATGATTGGTTTCAGTAGGTAGGATGGCTGCCCGCACAGTTCCCGCACCGAAGGGCTAAGTTGTTGATTTTGAATGCGCGTCGAGTCCGGCTCCGCGCACCAGATACAGGCACTCTCTGCTGCCCAAGCCCGTAACCCCAAGCCGTTACGGGCTTTTTCTTTTCCCGCCCACTGCTGTGCAGCTGCGGTGTCAGCTTTTAAGGCAAACCCCTGTAGGGCGATGGCGGAGCCTGCGCGGCGCCTCGTTATAATGGTCGGCTTCGCCTGTTCCTGATTTGAGCAAATGCCCGGCGCCAGACGCGGGTGCCAATGACCGGGGCAGGCTCTGGAAATTTGTGGTGCCGCATGTCCCAGGGGTTCCCGGGCGTGCGCGCACTGTGACTTTGCGCAACACGGTGCGGGTTGTTAGTCAATCTGCACGGTCCTCATCCCTCTTAGGAAAAATCATGGCCGTTAACGTTGAAACTCTTGAAAAGCTCGAGCGCAAGATCACGCTGAGCGTGCCCCTGTCGGCAATCCAGTCCGAAGTGGATGCCCGCCTGAAGAAGGTGGCGCGCACGGTGAAGATGGACGGTTTCCGTCCCGGCAAGGTGCCCATGAGCGTCGTGGCTCAGCGTTATGGCTACTCCGTGCAATACGAAGTGCTGAACGACAAGGTGGGCGAGGCTTTTGCCGCTGCCGTGAACGAAGCCGATCTGCGCGTTGCCGGTCAGCCCAAGATCACCGAAAAGGAAGGCGCTGCCGAGGGTGAAGCGCAATTCGAAGCCGTCTTCGAAGTCATGCCCGAAGTCAAGATCGGCGACCTGACTGCTGCCGAAGTGGAAAAGCTGACCACCAGCGTGGACGACGCGGCCATCGACAAGACCGTGGACATTCTGCGCAAGCAGCGTCGCACCTTCACCGAGCGCGCTGCCGGTGAAGCCGCTGTGGACGGCGACCGCGTGACCGTGGACTTCGAAGGCAAGATCGACGGCGAGACTTTCTCCGGCGGCAAGGCTGAAGACTTCCAGTTCCTGGTCGGCGAAGGCCAGATGCTCAAGGAATTTGAAGACGCAACCCGTGGCATGAAGGCCGGCGAGTCCAAGACTTTCCCTCTGGCTTTCCCCGCTGACTACCACGGTGCCGACGTGGCCGGCAAGACTGCCGACTTCCTGGTGACCGTCAAGAAGGTGGAAGCACCCAACCTGCCTGAAGTGAACGAAGAGTTCGTCAAGACCCTGGGCGTGGAAGGCGGCTCCGTCGAAGCCCTGCGCGACGACATCAAGAAGAACCTGGAGCGCGAAGTGAAGTTCCGCGTTCAAGGCCGCAACAAGCAAGCCGTGATGGACGCTCTGGTGTCCGTGTCCGAGCTGGATCTGCCCAAGGCTTCCGTGCAAGCCGAAGTCGGCCGCCTGCTGGAAGGCGCGCGCGCCGAGCTGGAACAGCGCGGCATCAAGGATGCAGCCAAGGCTGAAATCCCCGAAGACATCTTCCTGCCCCAGGCCGAGCGTCGCGTGCGTCTGGGCCTGGTGGTGGCCGAGCTGGTCAAGAGCAACAATCTGCAAGCTACTGCGGAGCAGATCAAGGCTCATGTTGAAGAGCTGGCTTCCAGCTACGAGAAGCCCGAAGACGTTGTGCGCTGGTACTTCGGCGACCGCAACCGTCTGGCCGAAGTGGAAGCCGTTGTGATCGAAAACAACGTCACCGACTTCGTTCTGGGCAAGGCCAAGGTCACCGACAAGGCCGTTTCCTTCGACGAACTGATGGGTCAGGCCTAAGGGCTGAACCTTTTATTGGTGCTTGCCCTAGGCAAGTTCCGATAACTTGAATTGCGGGGCTTGTGCTTTTGCGCGCAAGCCCCATTTTCTTTTCAGAATGCGGCTACAGTAGGCGCATAGCACTGGAGAAAACATGAGCGCATTGGATACATTGGGTTTGGGCATGGTGCCCATGGTCATTGAACAGTCGGGTCGCGGTGAGCGCTCCTACGACATTTATTCGCGTCTGCTCAAGGAGCGCGTGATTTTCCTGGTGGGCGAGGTCAACGACCAGACCGCCAATCTGGTGGTGGCTCAGCTGTTGTTCCTGGAAAGCGAAAATCCCGACAAGGACATTTCCTTCTATATCAACTCACCCGGCGGCAGCGTGACGGCGGGCATGGCGATTTTCGACACCATGAATTTCATCAAGCCCGATGTCTCGACACTGTGCACCGGCATGGCCGCGAGCATGGGGGCTTTCCTGCTGTCGGCAGGTGCCAAGGGCAAGCGCTACGCACTGCCCAATGCCCAGGTCATGATTCACCAGCCTCTGGGCGGTGCACGTGGTCAGGCGACCGAGATCGAAATTCATGCCCGCGAAATCCTCAAGACCCGCGAACGCCTGAACAAGATCCTCGCCGAGCGTACCGGCCAGCCCCTGGAAAAGATCCAGAACGACACCGAGCGCGACTATTTCCTTTCCGCCGATGAGGCTAAGGACTACGGTCTGGTTGACCAGGTAATTAGTAAGCGTTCCTGAAATGCATAGCACCCAAGCCCCTGTCTGATTGGGCTTGCGGATGCCGGCAATGAAGATCCTGGGAGTTGCTGACTGGCTCCCGGGACTTGCTCGGCGGCGTTTGTCCCTGAAGGGCTACGCCGCCTTGTCTTTGGTTATCATTAATTTTCGTTTTTTCGTAACGAGGCACAGCCCCCATGGCCGATAAAAAAGGCTCTTCCACCGAAAAGAATTTGTATTGCACCTTCTGCGGCAAAAGCCAGCACGAGGTCAAAAAGCTGATCGCCGGCCCGTCCGTGTTCATCTGCGACGAGTGCATCGACTTGTGCAATGAGATCATTCGCGACGAACAGCCTGCCGCCGATGCCAAGGAAGGCCGCGGCGATCTGCCTACGCCTGCCGAAATCAAGGCCAATCTCGACAACTATGTGATCGGCCAGGAACAGGCCAAGCGCACGCTGGCCGTGGCGGTCTACAACCACTACAAGCGACTGAACCACAAGGACAAGGCCGGCAAGGACGATGTGGAGCTCAGCAAGAGCAATATCTTGCTGATCGGCCCCACGGGTTCGGGCAAGACCTTGCTGGCTCAAACGCTGGCGCGTCAGCTGAATGTCCCCTTCGTGATGGCTGATGCCACCACGTTGACCGAGGCTGGCTATGTTGGCGAGGACGTCGAGAACATCATTCAGAAGCTGCTGCAAAGCTGCGAGTACGACGTCGAGCGCGCGCAGCGCGGCATTGTCTACATCGACGAAATCGACAAGATCTCCCGCAAGTCGGACAACCCCAGCATCACGCGCGATGTCTCGGGCGAGGGCGTGCAGCAGGCGCTGCTCAAGCTGATCGAAGGCACGATGGCCAGCATTCCGCCCCAGGGTGGGCGCAAGCATCCCAATCAGGATTTCCTGCAGATCGACACCACGAACATCCTGTTCATCTGCAGTGGCGCGTTTGCGGGGCTGGAGAAGGTCATCGAAAACCGCACCGAGGCTTCAGGCATAGGCTTTGGCGCTACCGTCAAGAGCAAGAAGCAGCGTTCCATCTCGGAAATGTTCCTTGAGATCGAACCCGAAGATCTGATCAAGTTCGGCATCATCCCCGAGCTGGTCGGTCGCATGCCTGTGGTGACGGCGCTGGCCGAGCTCAGCGAAGAGGCACTGGTGCAGATCCTGACCGAGCCCAAGAACGCGCTGGTCAAGCAATACAGCAAGCTGCTGGCCATGGAAGGTGTGGAGCTGGAAATCCGCCCGGCGGCACTGAAGGCGATTGCCCGTAAGGCTCTGGCCCGCAAGACCGGCGCCCGTGGCCTGCGCTCCATCGTCGAGCAAGCACTGATCAGCACCATGTTCGAGTTGCCAACGGCTGAGAACGTGGAAAAGGTGGTGGTGGAAGAGGCCACCATTGAAGACGGCAAGGAGCCGCTGCTGGTTTACCGCGAGGCGGCCAAAAAGGCCTGATACTGTGCTTGCGTGCGAGGCGCTTCTGCGATGGGGCGCCTTGCTGCATGAGACGGAAAGGCAATGCCCCTGCGGTGGCAAAAACAATTTGCACGCAGGGGTTGAAATACACCGGTAAGCGGACCATCTTCCGCTGATAAACCGAGGATACCTATGTCTGGACAAACCCCTTTGCCTTCCACCGAGTTGGATCTGCCGCTGCTGCCCTTGCGGGACGTGGTGGTGTTCCCGCATATGGTGATTCCGCTGTTTGTGGGGCGTGCCAAGAGCATCAAGGCTCTGGAGCTGGCCATGGAAGGCGATCGCCGCATCATGCTGGTGGCGCAGAAGACGGCCTCCAAGGATGAGCCTGCAGCGGAAGACATGTTTGATGTGGGCTGTGTGTCCACCATCTTGCAGATGCTCAAGCTGCCCGACGGCACCGTGAAGGTGCTGGTCGAGGGCCAGCAGCGTGCCCTGGTCAAGCAGATCACCGACGAAGAGTCTCATTTCACGGCGTCTGTGACGCCCGTAGAGGCTGATGACAATGCCCATGAGCAGAGCGAGATCGAAGCGCTGCGCCGTGCGGTGACCCAGCAGTTTGACCAGTATGTCAAGCTCAACAAGAAGATTCCCCAGGAGATCCTGACCTCGATCGCCAGCATTGACGATGCCGGTCGTCTGACCGACACCATCGCGGCGCACCTGCCTCTCAAGCTAGAGAGCAAGCAGGCAGTGCTGGATCTGGTGGACATCAAGGAGCGTCTGGAAAACCTGTTCGAGCAGCTCGAGCGTGAGGTGGACATCCTCAATGTCGACAAGCGCATCCGTGGTCGCGTCAAGCGTCAGATGGAGAAGAATCAGCGCGACTTCTATCTGAACGAGCAGGTCAAGGCCATCCAGAAGGAGCTGGGTGAGGGCGAGGATGGGGCCGACATCGAGGAGATCGAGAAAAAGATCAAGCTCGCCAAGATGCCTGCCGAGGCCCGCAAGAAGGCCGAGGCCGAGCTCAAGAAGCTCAAGCTGATGTCGCCCATGTCGGCAGAGGCTTCGGTGGTGCGCAACTATATCGAAGTGCTGACCGGCCTGCCCTGGAGCAAGAAGACCAAGATCAAGCACAACCTGGCGAATGCCGAGGAAGTGCTGAACGAAGATCACTTTGGCCTGGAAAAGGTCAAGGACCGCATCCTCGAATATCTTGCCGTGCAGCAACGTGTGGACAAGGTCAAGGCCCCCATTCTGTGCCTGGTCGGACCTCCCGGCGTGGGCAAGACCTCGCTCGGTCAGTCCATTGCCAAGGCCACGGGCCGCAAGTACGTGCGCATGGCGCTGGGCGGCATGCGTGACGAGGCCGAGATTCGCGGTCACCGCCGCACCTATATCGGTGCCATGCCCGGCAAGGTGCTGCAGAGCCTGGAGAAGGTCGGCACGCGCAATCCTCTGTTCCTGCTTGACGAGATCGACAAGCTGGGCATGGATTTCCGTGGCGATCCATCGAGCGCACTGCTGGAGGTGCTGGACCCCGAGCAGAACAACAAGTTCGGCGACCACTATGTGGAGGTTGACTTCGACCTGTCCGACGTGATGTTCGTAGCGACTTCCAACTCCATGAACATTCCTTCGGCCTTGCTGGATCGCATGGAGGTGATTCGTCTGTCGGGTTACACCGAAGACGAAAAAACCAATATTGCCATCCGCTACCTGCTGCCCAAGCAACTCACCAACAATGGTGTGAAGGAGGGCGAACTGGAGGTGACCGAAGCCGCTATCCGCGACATCGTGCGCTACTACACCCGCGAAGCAGGTGTGCGTTCGCTCGAGCGAGAACTGTCCAAGATCTGCCGCAAGGTGGTCAAGGGCTTGCAGCTCGGCAAACTCCAGCCCAAGGTGGAGGTGAATGCCGACAACCTCAACGACTATCTGGGCGTGCGCAAGTTCAGCTATGGCCGCGCAGAGCATGCCAATCAGGTGGGGCAGGTTGTGGGCCTGGCCTGGACCGAAGTCGGTGGCGATCTGCTGACCATCGAAGCCGCAACCATGCCTGGCAAGGGCGTCATCACCCGTACCGGTTCTCTGGGCGACGTGATGAAGGAATCGGTGGAAGCTGCCCGCACCGTGGTGCGCAGCCGTGCTCGTCTGCTCGGCATCAAGGATGAAGCCTTCGAGAAAAAGGACATCCATGTGCACGTGCCCGATGGCGCCACGCCCAAGGACGGTCCCAGCGCCGGTGCCGCCATGACAACGGCGTTTGTCTCGGCGCTCACGGGCATTCCCGTGCGTGCTGACGTGGCCATGACCGGTGAAATCACCTTGCGTGGCGAAGTCACGGCGATTGGCGGCCTCAAGGAAAAGCTGCTGGCGGCTTTGCGTGGTGGCATCAAGACCGTGCTAATTCCCGAAGAGAACGTCAAGGATTTGCAGGACATTCCCGATAACGTGAAGAGCGGCCTGGAGATCGTTCCTGTGAAGTGGATCGATCAGGTTCTCAAGGTGGCCCTGGAGCGTGTGCCCGATCCTTTGTCTGAGGAAGCGGTAGCCGCCGTGGCGGCCACCGATGCCAAACCGGTCGAGGCAGCCATCAAGCATTAAGCTTGTTTTGTGAAAATTGTGGCGTTTTTTCTGGGAGTGCTCAGAACTGCGCTACAATTCATCCATCGCAGCAAACAACGTTGTACAATGTTGGGCTTCGGTAGATATGCGGGAATAGCTCAGTTGGTAGAGCGATACCTTGCCAAGGTATAGGTCGACGGTTCGA